TTAATTAATTAATAGGTACTATATTATGAGTGATTTAGATAAAGATTATGTACATGTGAGAGATTCTCTGTATGATTTAAGCGAGCAAGGTGAAGAAGCTATTGAGCTTATGATGGAACTTGCTAGAGAATCTGAACATCCCCGCGCATTTGAGGTGTTAGGACAACTAATCAAACAGAAAGCTGATATTAACGACAAGTTAATGAAGCTACACAAATCAAACAAAGAAATTAAAAAGGTGGATGCATTAGATCCAGCTACTAATAACAATGTGTTTATTGGATCTACTACAGAATTACAAAGAATGCTACATAATGAGAAAGTGATTGATGTTGAACCAGAAGACTGAATCATATCTCGGAAACATTAACGTTAAACGTGATGGTGTTTCACAAGACTGGTCTAAAGAAGACATATTAGAATATCAGAAGTGTATGAATGATTCTGTATATTTTGCAGAAACCTATTGTAAAGTGATATCACTAGATGATGGTTTAGTTCCCTTCAAACTATATGATTATCAGAAGAAGATGTTTAATCATTTTCAAGATAATAGATTCTCTATCGTGCTTGCATGCAGGCAGTCGGGTAAGTCTATATCAACAGTTGCATATCTATTATGGTTTGCACTATTCCACTCAGAACAAACAATCGCTATCCTTGCGAACAAAGGTGCTACAGCTAGAGAGATGCTTATGCGGATCACTCTTATGTTGGAGAACCTGCCGTTCTTTCTCCAGCCCGGCACTAAAGCCTTAAATAAAGGTTCTATTGAGTTTTCTAATAATTCACGATTAATTGCTGCAGCAACATCAGGTTCATCTATTCGTGGTATGTCAATTAACCTACTGTACCTTGATGAGTTTGCGTTCGTAGAAAATGCTACAGAGTTCTATACAAGTACATACCCTGTAATATCAGCCGGTAAAAATACAAAGGTTATTATTACATCTACAGCTAATGGATTAGGTAACATATACCAGAAGATCTATGAAGGTGCATTACAAGGCACTAATGAATTCAAATCATTTAGAGTAGATTGGTGGGACGTTCCAGGCAGAGATAAAGAGTGGAAGCGTATGACTATAGCTAATACGTCCGAACTACAGTTTGACCAAGAATTTGGTAACAACTTCCATGGAACCGGCAATACACTAATTAATGCTGAGACTCTCTTAGCGCTTAAATCTAAAAGGCCTCTATCAGTAACGAATAACGTTAGTATATATGAAGATCCTATTGCCGGACATAACTATATAATGTTTGTTGATGTTGCCCGCGGCCGCGGTATGGATTACTCAACGTTTAATATTATTGATGTATCAGAAAAACCATTTAAACAAGTGGCAGTATTCAGGGATAATATGACAAGTCCTTTATTGTTTCCTGATGTGATATACAAGTATGCTAATCATTACAACGAATGCTATGTAGTTATTGAAAGTAATGACCAAGGTGTTGTTGTATGCAATGGATTATATTATGACTTAGAATATGAGAATGTATTCGTCGAGAATTATACTAAGGCTAATGCTGTTGGTGTTACTATGACTAGGAAGGTTAAACGCATTGGTTGTTCTACAATTAAAGACATATTAGAGCAAAGCAAGTTAGAGATAGTAGACTCCAATACCATACAAGAAATGTCCACATTTATATCTCGTGGTTCTAGTTATGAAGCGGATCACGGCAATCATGATGACTTAATGATGAACCTAGTTATGTTTGGATATTTCACTACAACACCATGGTTCGCAGAGTCTACTGATATAGACATGAAAGGTATGTTATATGCTGAGAAGGTTAGGCATATCGAAGATAGTCTTATCCCTATTGGTGTTATGGGCGATAATAGTCCTGGGGTACATCATCCATTAGGTGATGGCTGGGAAGTATGGAAATGGTAATAGTTATAAATAACTATATTGAATATAAACGTATTATGAATAAACTTATTACATCTTTGATTAGGAGAAGAAAACAATGGCATTTCTAGTATCACCTGGAGTACAGGTAAAAGAAATCGATTTGACTAATGTTATCCCTGCAACGTCTGCATCAATTGGAGCAATCGCTGGTTCATTCCAGTGGGGCCCAGCCGATACGATTATTACAGTAGGATCAGAAAAACAATTAGTACAAATCTTTGGTCAACCGAATAATGACACATATAATACTGTGTTATCGGCTGCTCAATTTTTAAGCTACGCAAACTCATTAAGAGTAGTGCGAGCAGTAGGCGCAACAGCGTTAAACGCAACATCATCAGGCACAGGTACACTACTGAAGAATGCTGATGCGGTAGAATCATACAGCGGTTCAGAAGAATTTGCCGCTAAATACCCAGGTGTTATTGGTAACAATATTGGTATTGATATATGTACAGATTCAGTCGGCTTTAATACATGGATATATAAAGATGCATTCAATTCAGCTCCAGGAACTTCAGCAGGAACTCTTGCTTTAGGCGGATCTAATGACGAAATACATATTGCAATTATTGATACTACAGGCGCTATTACAGGCACCGCAAATAGTGTATTAGAAACATATTCATATGTTTCACAGGCTTCTAATGCTAAATCTGCTGATGGTACATCAAACTACTGGGTGGATGTTATTAATAGTCAATCGGCTTGGTTAAATGCATTAAATGCTCCTATTGAATTAGCAGATTCAGGTGCAGTTATGGCTGGAACAACTTTTGATACAACAATTGATGGTGCAGCAGATAATATTTTTCATGAAACATTATCCGGTGCAGCCGATGATAATACATTAACAACTGGTGAGCTTAGTGCTGGTTACGATATGTTTGCAGATGCTGAAACTGTTGAAGTTTCATTAATCATGAATGGTGATGTTAAAGCTGGTGCTGATGCAACTGCTATTTCTAATAAGATCATTGCTATTGCTGATGCACGTAAAGATTGTGTGGCTTTTGTTTCTCCTCCAATCACTTCTACTGTTAATAATGCTTCTGCCGTTACTAAAGTAATTGAATGGGCCGATTCATTAACACATACCTCATATGCATTTGCTGACTCAGGTGCTTTATATGTGTACGACAAGTACAATGATAAATATCGTTGGATTGCTGCTTCAGGTGCTATGGCTGGTTTAGCCGCAAACGCCGATATGGTTGCTGATCCATGGTTCTCTCCTGCTGGTTTCACACGTGGTAATCTTAGAAATGTTACTAAGATAGCGCTTAATCCTAATCAGTCTGGTAGAGATGATTTGTACAAACGTTCGGTTAACCCTATCGTTGCCTTCCCTGGTGCTGGTACAGTGTTATATGGTGATAAGACTTTACAGTCTAAACCATCTGCATTTGATAGAATCAACGTACGTAGATTATTCATTACTCTTGAAAAGGCTATTTCACAAGCGTCTAAAGCGTCTTTATTTGAATTCAANGATGANTTCACTAGAGCACAATTTAGAAACATGACTGAACCATTCTTAAGGGATATCAAGGGACGTAGAGGAATTACAGACTTTAAAGTAGTTTGTGATGATACTAATAATACTGGTGACGTAATCGATACTAATCGTTTCGTAGCTGATATTTATATCAAGCCTGCACGTTCTATTAACTTTATTACATTAAACTTCATTGCTACTAGAACTGGTGTTGAATTTAGTGAAATCGCTGGAGGTAATTAATCATGGCTATTTTAGGCGTAGACGATTTTAAAGCAAAACTAATCGGTGGTGGTGCAAGAGCTAATTTATTCAAAGCAACGTTAGGTTTCCCTAGCTTTGTTACGGGTGATGTAGAACTTGCTTCATTCATGGTTAAAGCTACATCATTACCAGGATCAACAATTGCTCCTATCCCTATTGCATTTAGAGGTAGACAATTGCAAGTGGCTGGTGATAGAACATTTGAACCTTGGTCAGTTACAATTATTAATGATACCGACTTCTCTCTTTGGAATTCTTTCGAAGCGTGGATGAATGGTATTAACGAGCATAACAATAATACAGGCATGACTAATCCTAGTGATTACATGGCTGATATGGCTGTAGCTCAACTTGATAAAGATGGATCTGAAATAAAGAATTTTAATATTAGAGGTTGTTTTCCTACTGCGCTTAGCGCGATTGAAGTCGGATATGACAATGCTGATACTATTGAAGAGTTCACTGTTGAATTCCAATTACAATATTGGGAATCAGACCAAACTAGTTAAGTAA